ACAAACTCTAGCCGATCAGTTACAACCAGAGGAAGACAACCGTCCTTTCAGGACTAACTTTCTCATAATTAAGGAGATGAAACATGTCTACTACTAAAGCATTTCGTGGTTTCATTCCGGCTCGCAAACTGGGTGGCGGATACAATAACGAAGCCGTCACGGATATGATTACGTTGACCTCTACGGGTCAGGCGCAGTCACCTTCTAATAGCATTTTTACTGGTGATCCGGTTGTTCTTCCGGGTGCAAACTTTGCAACGATCTCACCGTACATTGCTGCAACTCTAAAGCCTTCAGGGGTTTTCATGGGTTGTCAGTATGTTGAAAATGGCGAACCGAAATTCTCCCGTTTTTGGAACGGGGGCGTATCAGCCACGGACATTAAATTCTTTGTAATCACTGATCCTGATCAGACGTATTACATTCAGGCTTCTCTGTCGCTTTCTGCGGCGGAGCTTGCCATTGTCTTAAACTACAATGTAACCGTAAGCTCCACAGCTTCTTCCGGTAACACTGTTACAGGTCAGTCCAGTTACTACCTTGATGGTGCTTCTGGTACGGAAGCTGCTGCTGTTGTTCGTGTTTTGGGCAGAGCGCAGTTCCCTGATGAAGCGGAATCGGACATTTACCCAATTGTAGAAGTTTATATCAATAATCATCGTGATCGTTTTGTGACGGCCACGGCGTCAACGGCTTAATAGGAAGGATTTATTATGGCTATTAATAGAGCTAGTATTAGCAAAGAACTTCTTCCCGGCCTTAACGCTGTTTTTGGTCTGGAGTATGGAGAGGTTAACAACGAACATGAGCCTCTTTATGATGTTGAAAATTCCGACAGAGCTTTTGAAGAAGAAGTCCTCTTCACCGGCTTTGGCACTGCACCCACCAAGGGTGAAGGTGCTTCGGTTTCTTATGATGATGCACAGGAAAGTTATACGGCCCGTTATACTGCGGAAACCGTTGCTCTTGCCTTTGCTGTTACTGAAGAAGCTATGGAAGATAACCTGTATGACACGTTTGCGAAGCTTCGTGCCAGAGGTCTTGCCCGTGCGATGGCAAACACCAAGCAGGTAAAAGCTGCCAATCTCTTCACGAATGGTTTTACGCAGACCATTGGCGACGGTGCGGCATTCTTTTCGGCTGCTCATCCAACGATTTCGGCTGGACTTCAGTCTAATCTTATGGCTGCTGCCGATCTTACGGAAGCGACCCTTGAAACTGCACTTACCTCAATTCAGAAGATCACGGATGATCGTGGTATTCTGATTGGTGCAAGTGCTATTTCGCTTCATGTTCCTGTTGATTCGTGGGCGATTGCAGATCGTATTATGAGCAGCCCCGGTAACACTCAGACGAGTGCTGCTTCGGCTAATCCTAATAACAATGCGATCAATGCCACTCGTCATATGGGCATGATTCCTGAAGGTTACTTTATCAATCGTCGATTTACTGACGTTGATTCCTACTTTATCAAGACTGATGTTCCGAATGGTGCGAAGATGTTCGTCCGTTCGCCTCTTCAGACGAAGATGGAGCCGGACTTTGATACGGGCAACCTTCGGTTCAAGGCACGGGAGCGTTATAGCTTTGGTGTTTCCGATTGGCGTGGCTACTTCGGTAGTGCCGGTTAATAAAGTTTGTGGGAGGGTGGTGTTAAAACCACTCTCCTGCTGCTTTACTTAAAGGAGAGATTATGGCTTCAAATATTAAAGTTGCACAGAACGTCAGCAGTGACGGTGCGATTATAACTGGCTTCCGTTATATAGATACTAATCTTACATTGGGTGATGAAGGCACAGGCAGCAGTCCTACGCCATCAACTACTCGTATCATGGCAATGCATGTATACTCCACTATTGTTGGAGATATTATTATTAAAGGTACAAAGCAGATTACAAACAAGACTGCCGTAGGTACTGCGATTAGATGGCGTGTTGCTGCACTTGATTCACAGGATACTTATATTGGAGATATGGGCGTAGGTGTACATGGGATTGTAAGTCTTGCAACCTCTGGCGCAGCAGCAATGGCACCAACTATTACACTATATGTTGGCTAGTCATGTCTGACTACGCATATCTAAAAACAGATTTAATTAACACAACTGAGAATGACTCCACGGAATTTGCTGTTCAAGTTCCGTTTTTCATCAACAAAGCTGAACTACGTATTACCAAAGATATTGACGATGTTGGCTTAGATGAATATGTTAATGTTTCAGTTTCAGCAGGGAACGCAGGTGCTGTTCCGCTGAATGATCGTGTACGCATTGTACGCAACGTAAATTATAAAGACAGTGCAGGAGCGGCTGTTACTAACCTTCTGCAAAGAACTGTCGAATATGTAAATGATTACTGGCCTGTAAGCGCATCCACAGGCACACCAAGATACTATTCAAGACGTACTAATTCCAGTATTAAGATAGTACCGACTCCAGATTCAGCATCCATTGTTGAAATACAAACAGCATCACAACCCCTTGCATTGGCATCGGCAACAGGCACAAGTGTTACGACAAGTAACTACTTCAGTGAATACTGTTACGATGCCTTATTTTATGGTTCTCTTATAGAGGCTACTATGTATATGAAAGATTGGGAAACTCTTCAGGTGTGGCAAGCGGAATATCAAAACTCAATTCAAACACTTCGTAATCAGGCAAGACGTACCAGACAGGATAACATGGAAGTTGCGGCTTCTCCTGCTGGCGGTCCTGACACTATTACACAAGCAGGATCATAAGGAGCAAATTAATGTCAGATAAAGAAGATAGAAAGTCGGCTAGAAAAACTTTAAAAACAGCTAAAAAGGGATCAGCCGCATATAAAGAAGCTAGGGGTATACTAAGCGGTGATAGTCCTGAAGAAAGAGAATATAGAAAAACTACCGGAAAAAATAAAAATAGAACTAATCCTTATAAAGATATAATAGGTTCAACTGGATATGTTATGGGGAAATTTCCAGAAACCATGATGGACATTGAAGATGGTATTGGTTTTGGAAAACTTTATGAAGGAGAGATGAAAGGTAGAGGTAAAAAATCTCTTGAAAAAACTGATGAAGATTATTCTGGAGATCGTCCTACTAAGAAAAAGATGGGCGGCGGCTATATGAAAAAGAATATGAAGGTCGGCGGTTCTTTAGAAATGGTAAAAAAGAATGGTAAAGAAGTTCCGTTCTATGCTGCTGATGGTGTAGGCAAAATGGCTAAGGGTGGTAAAGTTAGTAAAGCAATGGGCGGCGGTAAAGTTTATAAATATGGTCATGGTGGAGGGCTTGGTAAAACTAAGGTTAAACGTATTTCCAAGAACGAAACAAATGGTAATAAAATTGTAGACGATTGCTATAAAAATTATGTCTAATCGTTCCTCTATAGGAAAACAAATTACTCGCCCCGGTAAAGTTAAGAAAGTAATGGGCGAGTACAAGCGGGGCAAACTTAAAAGGAGTTCCGGTGAAAAAGTTAAGAGTAAGAAACAAGCAGTTGCCATCGCACTTAGCGAGGCACGTAGAAAGAAACGTAAAAGGAGAAGTTAGATGGGACCGCATACACTACTGAAACGACCTGTTAACCTTGATGATATTGTTGGACGGCCCACTGGACAGGGCTACGGCGCTGCACGTAAGGGTCCGTCTGTAAAAGGACCACCCAAGGATGTTGTAGTTGAAGAAGATTATCAACAGGGCAAAGCTTTTAAAGTAGAAGACTGATCATGGTTGATCTTAAAAAACTCACACCTGCTGTTCAATTTGTTGAGAGTAGTGATAATCCTGATGCATACAATAAAAAATCAGGGGCCAGAGGTCTTATGCAGGTTGTAGATAAAACTAAAGATAACCCCGGATTTGGTGTGACAGGAGCTAGAGACGATTCTCCAGAAGAACGTAACAGAGTTGGGAGAGATTATCTAGGAGCAATGGTTAAGCGCTTCGGTAATAAAGAAGATGCTTTAATAGCATATAATTGGGGACCGGGAAGGACTCGTAAGTGGATAGCTGCTGGAAGAGATAAAAGCAAACTTCCTCCAGAAACCAGAAACTATATTATCAAAGTTAATAAACAATTAAAACAAAGAAGTGGGGAAACTAAGATGGCTGATACAAGCGGTTATGATAGAATGTCACCTAAAGAAAAAAGATCTCGGATTGCTCAG